GGGGGGCTTCAGGATAAAATTTGGGAAATGATTTGGAAAAGGTGGTGTGCGTATGAAGATTTTTGCAATTCGAGATGAATCTGCTGAGATTCAAAAGGATTTGGCGTACCTTCTTTATTATGAATTGGAAAAGCGGTTTTATATTGAATTACCGGAGGGGGCAGATCCTTGGGAACTTCCTTTGCTGCTTGATTCCTTTGTGAGACAGAATGAAACCACTGTAAATTCCTATTGGAGTAAGATTTGGGTTCAGCAACGAATCATTCCGACAGATCGGCAGAATATTGGAGAAATCTTGCGTGATAATCAGTTAGAGGAATATGATGAGTATGAGCTGTTGATTTTGGCGATGGGAAGATGTGCGCAAGATGATTATTATCTCGTTCCAATTGATGAAAACGATCTTCCGGAAGAAATTATCAAGCGATTTGCCACAAGAATAGAAGATGTACTTCCTTTGGAGGATTACGGTTTGCTGGTGTTCTTTAGGGATGGAATGATAAAAAAATGTGAGTTGAAAAAGCATTTTGAAAAGACACAGGCCTTTCAGATCCTGCTTAAGAAGCCTGAGTATTTTGAACATGTGCAAATGCAAACAGGAGGATATGGAGTGTCCTGGGATGTGAATATGACCGTATCGGATTCCATGCTGTATCGTATCGGTAAAAAGGTGCCTCTTACAGCAGCAGATTTTCGAAATTTTGTAACGCACCGGGTAATCAATGCGGCGGAAGCAGCGGAGATTCTTGGATGTTCCAGACAAAATATCATTGATTTGACAAAACGAGGAAAGTTGCATCCACTTAAGACATCTGATAAGAATACGCTATATTTGAAAAGTGAGATATTAAAGAGGAACTGGCAGTAGGAATAGAACAACGCGCCAAAGAAAATGAGATGGTTGATATTGTTCGGAAGTTCCGGCTGGAATATCGATTGATTCGAATGAAATATCAAAAGTGAATTGGTATTTCAGCCGAAATATCATTACTTTTCCGCAAAATGTCAAATTCGGTTTGATAACTTGCGGAAAAAAATGATATATTGCGGAAAATAAGTGATATTTTGCGGAATGAAATAATGGTTAGATAAACAAGTATGAATATGAGGACTTCTTCGGAGGTCCTTTTATTGTGCAGAAAAATGAGGAAAGTGGATGCCATGCTTGCATGCGCAGACATTTGACGAATACTGCGACAGCCTGATATTTTATATCAGGCTGGAAAATGAGGAAGGAGGGATTCCGATGGCGGGTAGAAAGCCAAAGCCTACAGCAATTAAGGAACTGGAAGGTAATCCGGGTAAGAGAAAATTAAATAAGAAGGAGCCGAAGCCAGAAAAGGGAATGCCTGTCTGTCCTGAGTGGTTGCTTCCGGAAGCGAAGGCCGAGTGGAAGCGTTTGTGTGAGAAGTTGAATCAGATGGGTGTGTTGACGGAAGTGGATATGGCAGCTTTTGCTGCATATTGTCAGTCTTATGCCCGTTGGAAGGAAGCGCAGGAGCATATTGATTCCGGTGGTTCCACTTTTGAGACAGAGAAAGGTTACCAGCAGCAGACGCCTTGGGTTGGGATTGCGAATACGAATCAGAAGTTGATGTTGCAGGCGGCAGCAGAGTTTGGTCTGACACCGTCTGCGAGAACAAGAATTATGGCGGCGGTTAGTGCGGATAAGGGGGCTGAGGATGAGATGGAGGTATTGCTTGGGGGTGATTCTTAATGGCAAGGGAAACAAGACCAAAGGATTATCCGAAGCTTAAGAATTATCAGCCAAGTAAATTTATGCTTCCAACTTCTCATTATGATAAGGAGAAGGCTGACCGGGCGGTGAAGTTTATTGAGAATTTGTGCCATACAAAAGGGAAATGGGCAGGTAAGAGGTTCTGGTTATTGCCTTGGCAGGAGCAGTTGATCAGGGATATTTTCGGGATTGTGAAGGCGGATGGGTACCGACAGTTTCGGACTGCTTTTGTGGAAATCTGTAAGAAGGTGGGGAAGTCAGAGTTGGCAGCAGCCATTGCTTTGTATCTACTCTATGCAGATAATGAGCCTTCAGCAGAAGTGTATGGTGCGGCGGCTGACAGACAGCAGGCCAGCATCGTATTTGATGTGGCAAGGCAGATGGTGGAGATGTCACCGGCGCTGTTAAAGCGCTCCAAGATCATGGGAGCTACCAAGCGAATTGTCAATTATGGGAATGCGGGATATTATCAGGTGCTTTCGGCGGAGGTTGGCGGGAAGCATGGATTTTCTGTATCGGGACTCGTGTTTGATGAGATTCATACACAGCCGAATAGACAGTTATATGATGTATTAACAAAGGGTTCTTCGGATGCCCGCCAGAATCCGTTGCATTTTATTATTACTACAGCCGGTACGGACAGACATTCCATTGCTTATGAGTTGCATACCAAGGCGATTGATATTTTGGAAGGAAGGCGTGTGGATCCTACGTTTTATCCTGTTGTCTATGGATTAAAGGATGATGAGGATTGGGAGGATGAGGCGAACTGGTATAAGGTAAATCCTTCTTTGGGATATACGGTTGATATTGAAAGACTTCGTGATGCTTATCGTGAGGCGAAGCAGAATCCGGCGGATGAGATTACTTTCAGATGGCTTCGAATGAATCAGTGGGTATCCAGTACAACGGCCTGGATTCCGGATCAGATTTATCAGAGAGGCAATGAAGAGATTGATCTGAAGAACCTGGAGGGAAGAGAGTGTTATGGTGGCTTGGACTTGTCCAGTACGGGGGATATTACGGCATTTGTGTTGATGTTTCCGCCGAGGAATGAGGAAGAAAAGTATATTCTGCTTCCTTTTTTCTGGGTGCCGGAGGAGACGATTCCACAGAGGGTGAAAGTTAATTCGGTTCCGTATGATGTGTGGGAGCGTCAGGGTTATCTGATGTCAACGGAAGGAAATGTGATCCATTATGATTTTATTGAAAAGTTTATTGAGGAGCTTGGAGAGAAGTATCATATTTTGGAGATTGCATTTGACCGTTGGGGAGCTACGCAGATGGTGCAGGATTTGGAAGGCATGGGATTTACGGTGGTGCCTTTTGGACAGGGGTACAGTAGTATGTCAGCTCCGACCAAGGAGTTTTATAAAATTCTGATGGAAGGAAACATGGTGCATGGTGGTCATCCGGTGCTTCGTTGGATGGCAGGGAATGTGGTGATCGATACGGATCCTGCGGGAAATATTAAGGTGACTAAGGCTAGGTCGAAGGAGAAGATTGATGGTATTGTAGCTGCGATTATGGCTCTGGATAGGTGTATTCGAAATCAGGTGCAGAAGCAGGGAAGTGTGTATGATGAGAGAGGAATTTTGTTCGTATGATTAAAAATATATCACTTTGGTGATACTAATAAGAGTAAAATATTGACTTGGTATCACTGTGGTGATATAATTACGGTAAAGGGAATGGAGGTCGGGAAAATGGATAAATTGATTACGATATACCATGGTTCAGAAAAAAATGTAGAACAGCCGATTTTCGGAGAAGGTAAGAAAAATAACGACTTCGGCCTTGGCTTTTACTGTACAGCAAGTGAGGAACTTGCAAAGGAATGGGCGGTATCTTCGTTGCGTGATGGTTTTTCCAACCGATATACGCTGGATACGGAGCATTTGAACATTTTGAATTTGAATAGTCCCGATTACACGATCCTTAACTGGATTGCGGTCTTGGTGGAGCATCGTCTGTTTTCGATAAAGACCCCTGTGGCAAGACGGGCAAAGCGGTATTTGATTGATAATTTCGGTGTAAATGTAAATGCTTATGATTTGATTACAGGTTACCGGGCGGACGATTCTTATTTTGATTATGCGGAGTCGTTTCTGAATAACGGTATTTCTGTAGAGCAGCTTGCGCGTGCCATGCGGCTGGGAAAGTTGGGTGAACAAATTGTTATTAAGTAAGCGTCAAATCCTCCGACTTAACATTGTTTGAGTTTTATGGCATACTTGAAAAAATATAAAAAACTCATAGATTTTTTCAAGGAGGACTCAACCCTATGGATAAGTGTACACATGAAGTGCGCCTGCAATACTGGAAAAATATCATCCAACAGTGTCAGGCAAGACCCAACGGACAAAGTGCAAAACAATGGATGGCGGAAAACGGTATCCGCGAGCAAAGCTATTATCTTTGGCAGCGCAGGATCCGCAAAGAAACTTACGAGCAGATGAATACTGCACAAGAAAACCTGCCAGCCGTACAAGGACGATCGGATATTGATTTTGCCGAGATTACTATGCCGCCTCTAAAACAACCTTCTGCAAATGTTTCGGATGTTTTTCCCAATCCGGTTGCAGTAATCAAAACTTCCACGATGACCATTGCTTTGTCTGCCGATATATCCGACAGGATCCTGACAAAGATCCTCAAGGAGGTATCACATGCTTGAGGATGTACTCCAAATCCGGCGTGTTGTATTGGCCTGCGGAACCGTAGATCTCCGCAAAGGCATTGACGGACTGGCTATGATTATTGGTGATAAATATAAGCAAAATCCCTTTGAAAAGGGTACACTGTTCTTATTTTGTGGGCAGCGTTCGGACAGAATAAAGGGGTTGGTCTGGCAGGGAACAGGTTTTATCCTGCTGTACAAACGTCTTGAAGATGGTCGGCTGTCCTGGCCGCGTACCACGCAGGAAGCGGCAGAACTCACAGAAGAACAGTTCCATTACCTGATGATGGGATTAAACCCTTTAGACCCTAAAGTCAAAGAAGTGAATCCCGGAAAAAGCTATTAGTGTTGTGCAATACAGAGAAATTTTTCTGCTGTTTTGTTATAAATTTTTTCCTATCACCGGTATGTATGAGGTATGGCAGGACCACGCCTGTTGCTTATGCAGGCATGGTATTAAGTAATATCTGAACCTTGAAAACTCTATATTTCCTTGTCGTAAATGAGCCAGATACACGGTTTTAAGCATCGTCATTATGCCGAATGAATTTCTCATCACCATTCGCTTTTTTACTGTTTTTGTAGTATAATAAGAGTCAGTAAAGGAGCGGTCAGATGAGCAGCAAACATACACTGGATGAACTGAATAACTTAAGCCGTGAGGAACTGATCACCATTATTCTTGGCATGCAGGGGCAGCTTGATGCACTGAACGAAAACATCGAGAAACTCATTGAGCAGGTGCGTCTTGCAAACCAGCAGCGCTTCGGCCGTCATACAGAGACAATGGAATCCATTGAGGGCCAGTTATCCTTCTTTGATGAAGCAGATGCCTTATACAATCCGCTTGTGCAGGAGCCTGATCCGGAAGACGTTATTCCCCGGAAAGCAAAGAAGAAAAAAGCAAAAGGCCAGCGTGAAGAGGATTTAAAGGACTTTCCCGAGGAGATCATTCCGACCCATACCGTTTCCCGGGAAGCACTGGATGCTTTCTATGGAGCTGGCAACTGGCGTCAGATGCCCAGTGAGACCTATAAGCGTTTAAGACATGAACCGGAAAGTTGGACAGTAGAAGTCCATACGGTTGATGTCTTTGTGGGAACGGATGGCGACCATCAGGATGAGTTTATGCGCGGGGACAGACCAAAAGATCTGTTCCGCGGCAGTATTGTCACTCCTTCACTACTGGCATCCATTCTGAATGTAAAATATGTGAATTCTGCACCGCTTCACAGGATCGAGCAGGAATTTTCCCGTAATGGGGTGAATATTTCAAAGCAGACCATGTCCAACTGGATCATTGGCAGCGCAAACCGCTACTTTGCCCCGCTTGTAGAAAGTATGAAAAAGGAGCTGTTAAAGCTGCCCGTAACCCAGTCGGATGAAACACCTACCCAGGTGATCCGTGATGACAGAAATCCCGGAAGCAAAAGCTATATGTGGGTTCACAGATCCGGTGAATTCTTCACGGAGCGGCCGATTGTCCTCTACGAGTACCAGAAGGGCAGAAATCATGAACTGCCGCTAAATTTCTATCAGGATTATGAGGGTATCCTGGTTACGGATGGTCTTTCCCAGTATCATCTGATAGAAAAGAAGCTGCCGGGACTGGTAAATGCCAATTGCTGGGCACATGCCAGAAGGGATTATGCGGACGCCATAAAGATAGCGGACAAAGCAGATCCAGATGCGGTAAGGCGTTCTGTTGCCTACCAGGCATTAAGCCGTATATCCCAGATATATAAGCTGGAGGGTGCTTTAAAAGATTTATCTGCCGGGGAACGCCTCAGGGAGCGGCAAAACACGATCAAACCGCTGGTTGAGGAATATTTTGCGTGGGTAAGATCACAACTTGAAAATACTACCGTACCACCCAAAGGAAAAACAGCCGAAGGACTGAAATACAGCATTAATCAGGAAAAATATCTGAAGGTATTCCTGACTGACGGAAATGTCCCGATTGACAATTCGGCCAGCGAACGTGCCATCCGTACCTTCTGTATCGGCAAAAAGAACTGGATGTTCCATGATTCCATTATGGGAGCCCAAGCCAGTGCCATTATCTACAGTATTTCGGAAACCGCAAAGCTCAACAACTTAAGGCCTTATTATTATTTTAAACACCTGCTCACAGAACTACCGAAGCTCTGTGATGAAAAAGGAAATATAGATTCTGCAAAGCTGGAGCATTTATTGCCTTGGGCAAAAGAACTTCCTGCCGAATGCAGAAAACCGCGCCGCTGATATCTGTTAGCGGCGTTAATTTATCGGTAGGCGTAGGATTTGACGCTTACGTTATTAAATCAAAGTTTGCCTTTTCAAAACTGAAATATGAAGGTTTTGATGTGGCTGAGAAAGATCAATATTATGTGCTTCGTAAAGCCAGAGATGATGAAGCCAATCAGCTTTATCTGGAGATGCTGGAAGAAGAGAGTGATGGACTGTACATTCAGGATATTATGAGAGGAGGCCTTAAAAACGATGACCCACGCATACCAAGAAATATATCTGAGTAAGGCGCAGTCGGTACTGGGTGATGCCTTCGATTATGCAGTCAATACTTGTGACATTCCCGGAAGTGACTTTGTGAAATTGTTTATTGCAAGTTCTGTAAGTAAACGAATGGAAAATGGGGAGCCTGCTTATCTTTCCGGGAAAAGCGGCATTGAAATCGTCCGGGAGATCGTTGCGGAAACCAAAGGGCAGGAACTTCAAATAGAAGCGCAGGACAGTTTTGGGCGTTCGAGGGAATATTGGATTGGATGGGCCGTTGCCTATTATCAGTGGCATTCCGGTAGAAAGTACCGTGACATTTTTAAGGTGATTTCTTTTGAGGATTTGCAAAAGATGTACTATACACTTCATGAAGCGGATATCACAAAGTTTGTTGACATTGTGGATTCAAAAATAAAGGAGTATTTTCCGGAGACTAATTTGAAGCGCATTCGTACAGCATATGGTTTTACGCAGGCAGAGTTAGCGGAACGTTCCGGTGTCAGCCTTCGTTCCATTCAGATGTATGAGCAGCGAAATAAAAATATTAATAAAGCAAGTGCGGATACGTTGTATCGATTTGCAAAGGCTTTAGGTTGCACGATGGAAGATTTGATTGAAAGATAAATACGATTCTACCATTTCGGAATTGTGTTTCTGGTTGGAGAATTTGAATTTATAGGGGGAATATACGGTGGCTGATTTTAGTATAAACGAGATGCAGAAAATGCAAAAACAACTACAAGAAAGATATAAAGATAAGTGGGGAGGGCTCAACCCAGAAATAGGAAAAAATCAGTTGCTCTGGATGATTGGTGAAATTGGTGAGGTCATTGATATTGTCAAGAAGCATGGTGGAGAGAAAGCCGCTACCGATGAAAAGTTGAAAAAAGACCTTATTGAAGAAATGGCAGATGTTCTTATGTACTACAATGATGTAATGATTTGCTATGGAATTACTGTTGACGAATTGAAACAATCGTATTTAGAAAAATTTGAGAAGAACATGAAACGCTGGTAAATCCCAATCTGTAGGGATCAACAAATTAGCACTTTTAGAAGTAGAAGACTACGCGGAAGTTACTGCAGCATAATATAAGGAGAATGACCAATGAAAAAGATGGTTTTGTTATTACTTGCAATAGTAGTATTACTGAGTACTATTACATCCTGTAGTTCGAGTAATGAAAACATCGAATCCAATAGACCAATTGAAAAAACAATATTGATAAATCTGAAGAAAGTGAATCATCAGTACTTACCGTCGACAATTGTCCCGAACTTGAAGCAGTTTTGTTTAGCAAAGAGGCATCAGGTCAAGATTTTGCTGTCAAGCATGATGGAGCTTATGTTGAGTTTGAAGCGTGCATTTACAAAAACGAAAAATCTTCCATTACATTGGACAGGTCAATTACAGTTACAGGCGAGTTTGATGCTGGGGGCGAAGCGAGTGGATGGGTTATTATGATTGGCAATCGAACGTGGGACGCTAATATTGACGAGAGTGTTGAAAAAGGCGATTTGGTCTTGATTAAAGGAAAAGTTGATGCTGAATGGACGGAGTACTATAATTGCCTATACATTGAAGCAGATAGTCTATGTCGAGTAAATTAAGTTTAGTACAAGAAAAAAACAGTAATTTGGGTGAAATGTTTGCCAGAGCGACAAATTAAATTTGGTTATGCACTAAACAAATACTTCCGGAAGGAAGATAAAATTTGAGAGTATAAGCATCTATCAGAAAATTAGTGGTAGGTGCTTTTCTGATGTCCATTTTTTTGAAGGAGAGTGATGATTATGGGAATATTAAGTGGAATTTTTAAATCAAGGGACAAGCCACAGAATGCAACATCGGGGAGTGCATTTCGATTCTTTACGGGTGGGAGTTCCAGCGGAAAGAATGTCAATGAGCGTTCAGCCATGCAGATGACTGCGGTGTATTCGTGTGTGAGGATTTTATCAGAGACGGTAGCAAGTCTTCCGCTTCATGTTTATAAATACAACGGAGATGGTGGAAAGGAGAAAGCGGTAAAACATCCGCTTTATTTTTTGCTTCATGATGAGCCGAATCCGGAAATGACTTCCTTTGTATTCAGGGAAACATTGATGACACATCTGCTCCTATGGGGGAATGCATACGCCCAGATTATCCGCAATGGCAAGGGAGAAATCATTGCATTGTATCCGTTAATGCCGAATCGAATGACAGTGGACAGGGATGATAAAGGACAGCTTTATTATCAGTACAACACCAGTAAGGATGATGCACCGACCATGAAGGGGAGCATGGTAAATCTGAAACCATCGGATGTGCTTCATATTCCTGGTCTTGGATTTGATGGATTGGTTGGATATTCTCCGATTGCAATGGCAAAGAATGCGATTGGAATGACGATTGCCTGTGAAGAGTATGGTGCAAAGTTTTTTGCAAATGGTGCCACACCGGGCGGTATCTTGGAGCATCCGGGAACCGTAAAGGACCCACAGAGAGTAAGAGAGAGTTGGACATCTGCCTTTGGTGGAAGTTCCAATGCCAATAAGGTTGCAGTTCTGGAGGAGGGAATGAAGTACACACCGATTTCCATTAGTCCGGAACAGGCACAGTTTTTAGAAACAAGAAAATTTCAGATAAATGAAATAGCTCGTATTTTCCGGTTTCCGCCACACATGGTCGGGGATTTGGAGAAGTCGAGCTTTTCTAATATTGAGCAGCAGTCTTTGGAGTTCGTGAAGTATACTTTGGATCCCTGGGTGGCCAGGTGGGAGCAGGCGATTGTTCGTTCTTTGCTTTCGGCGGATGAGAAGGCACAGTATTTTGTGAAGTTCAATGTGGATGGGCTGCTGCGAGGTGATTATCAGAGTCGTATGAATGGGTATGCCATTGGCAGACAGAACGGCTGGATGAGTGCCAACGATATCAGGGAACTTGAAAATTTGGATCGTATTCCGGAAGAGGAAGGTGGGGATCTGTACCTGATTAACGGGAATATGACCAAATTGAAGGATGCAGGAATTTTTGCAGGGAAGGAGGAAAAACAGAGTGAGGAAGTTTTGGAAGTGGAAGGACCTGAAGATTCTGAATCAGGAGACGCAGGCGGAAGTAGTGGAGAGAACGTTGTTTCTAAACGGTACCATCGCAGAGGATAGTTGGTTTGATGATGATGTGACGCCTAAGATGTTTCAGGAGGAGTTGATTGGTGGTAGCGGTGACATTACGGTGTGGATCAATTCGCCCGGTGGAGATTGTGTGGCGGCTGCCCAGATTTACAACATGCTCCGTGAGTATGAGGGCAAGGTTACAGTCAAGATTGACGGCATTGCAGCGTCTGCCGCTTCGGTCATTGCTATGGCCGGGGATGTGGTGTTGATGTCTCCGGTATCCATGATGATGATCCATAATCCGATGACGATTGCGTTTGGGGATTCCGGGGAGATGCAGAGAGCCATTGATATGCTTTCCAGTGTGAAAGATTCCATTATCAATGCTTATGAGTTGAAAACCGGATTGTCCAGAACGAAGCTGGCATATCTGATGGACGCTGAGACCTGGATGGATGCAGGGAAGGCAGTGGAGCTTGGATTTGCAGATGGCATTATCAAGCGAGGCGGTGGCGTGGATGATCTGGAAATGCCGCAGGTAAGTATGCTGTATTCTAAGACGGCTGTGACTAATTCCCTTATGGATAAGATTGCAGAAAAGTGTAGAATTCAGCAGGATGGGTTGGCCGGAGTGAGCGGTCAGAAGAAAGACACAAGTGGAGATGCGGCTGCAGGAGCAAACAAAGGGTCCAACAAAGAAAAAACCAATGATACAAACAAAGTCAAAGCCGATTCGCTGATGAGTCGGCTTCATTTATTAAAAAATTGGAGGTAATGTATTATGACTATTTTAGAACTGAGAGAAAAGAGAAACAAAGCGTGGGAAGCTGCTAAGGCTTTCGTGGAAACAAAACGTGATAAGGATGGTCTGTTATCCGCTGAGGATGCAGCGACTTATGCAGAGAT